GTTGGCAATCGGCACCGAAAGCGCGCCAAATTCCGCGGCCGCTGATGCATCATACAGGCAAATGCGCCCGTCCGGCATGATCCACCACCACGGCTCGCCTACCTGAAACAATACCGGCAGCTGCGCTTGCTTCAGAATGTCAGTGAATGCCCGTCCGATCGCGTGCAGATAGCCCATCGCCCCGGCATGGGCAGGTGACAATAATGTAGACGGCGGCGACCAGCCGGTCAGCGCCGGATCGCCATTTTCGGCGCGCTGCTTCCAATCATTCCAGCAATGCGCATCAAACAATTCATACGATAATGAAAATATCAGATCGAAACCCATATCCTTCGCCCGCTCGGCAAAATCAATGTGCCACATTCTGCACGGGGTATTCAGCGCGCTGCCTGTCAGGCTGACATAATGATTGCCCGATTGCGGTTCGAGCTGGAAATAATGGCTCATCCCGACATAGTGGTTTATGACATCGCGGTATCCGAGCGCCCGGATATTATGCAGCAGGCGTTCAGGCGTCTGATTATAGCTGTCGTCATAACCTGTGGCCATTTTCAGGCTGTGTTCGGGCAACATCGCATCGCCGGTATCAAGCATTACACCCCCGCCGTCGCAGCGAATTTCTGACAGCTCGGCCCAGCCTTCCTTGCCCGCCGCAAATGCTGTCCCGGTGCCGTCATATTCGGGCGGGACGAGTGAGATGAACATCCGGTCTATATCGCCTGCATACACGCGGTCGGCCTGCGAAGGGATCAAAAAGCCGCCATCAAGATCGGCGAAGTTCAACGTAATCTGCGCATCTTCTGGCGAACCTTGCGCATAATTCCACAGCCGCACATACCATGCCTTTGCAGCGCCATTTTCATCGCGGCCTTCAATCGTTAATGTCGGCCCGTTTACTGCATTCAGCGGCATGATACCCTGCGACCGCCACCGGAAACTCAAAGTCAATTCGCGGTAATCGCGGTTCGTTTCGTAGGCGAGCAATGGGTGATCAATCCGGTCTTCGCTTTCCCAGATTAACCCCGCCAGCGCGTTGCCGTGATAGAACACAGCATCGGCGCGCAGCGAATCCGGCCCGGTGGTCACCACCGACGCCATCATGGGACGCGGAAAATTGACCGTCCAGTAGCGCGGATCGAATCGCATCACAGGAGCAGAGGTTTGCGCAGCGCGCTTTTCGCAAAGCCAGTAAGCCATGGTGTATCCTATTCGTTCAATGCACGGCGCAATTGCCGGGCGAGATGGCGGGACGATCTGCGGATCTGATCCGGTCCGCTGCCAGTGCCGTTATCGGAAATGTTGACGGTCAAATTGACGTTGGCACCGCCGCTGCGGCCCATGCCCGCATCCACACTGCCGCTGCTTGTCGGGACGAAAACCTCTGGCCCGCGCTCGCCCACAATATAGGGGCGGCCCGGGGATACCGGCCCGCCGGTGGCCCGCCCCGGCAGGCCCAGCGCGCCGTTTATCAACCCGCCGATACTGCCCAGAACGACGCCCTGCCCTCCCCCACCGCCGCCGCCTTGAAAAATTGAATCGATCCCGGTGCGAATAGCGGCCTGCGCAATATCGTTGAGGACAGACAAAGCGATCTTGCCCAGATCATCGAAGCCGAATTTGCCGCGCTGGATAGCGGTCAACAATCCCTTTTCCAATGCGGCCCCGGCACGTTCCAGCCCATCTGCAAACGGGCCGTCCAACTGCGCCCGCATTGTGTTGATGTCATCTGCAAAGCCGCGCGTATCGGCCCGCACGGACACCACCAACCGTTCAATTTCATCGTCCATCTTCTATCTCCCAAATGCCGCATGCGGGGTAGCAGCGTTTGCGGCGGGCTGATCATCCGGGAACAGCGCCATCATTGCGCTAAGTTCATCACGGCCAAGTTCGGCCTGCGCGTTTGGCGTCATGGCGGCGATAATCGCATGCAACTCGGCCGGCGTCGCGGACCAGAATTGATCAGGCTGCCACCCCAGAAGCAATGACACCTGACCGCTAAGTGCCGAAGCGCGCGCACCGAACGTCATTGCCCTGCCAATATCTGGCTGAGCAGTGATTTCAGCGCCGGGGTCGCTGCCGCCAATCCGCCCGCTGCTACCCGTTCGGAAAATACGGCACGGCTCACCGCATCTTTATCCGCCAGACAATGCCAGAACAGAGCCACCATCTCGGACAGTTTCAGCCGGCCCGTGCTGGCCCGTTCAACCAGTTCGAACAGCGGGCCGAGCTCCTCTTCTGCCGCGACCAGCGCCTCAAAACTCGGGCGCAATATAAATCCAGCGGCTATCGCTTCGCCGCGCGCGGCATTCGCGATCATAATGTCACCACCGCGCCGGAGCTTTCCAGCGAAATCGTGTAGCTGCGCTCGCCGTTGAAATCTCCGGCATAATCGAGGCGGGTTACCAGAAAATCGCCCTGCATCCGTTCGCCGCTTTCGAAGCTGAGCTCGTAGCCTGCGATAATGCCGTTGAGCGCCATATCGCGCAGCAATATCTCGGCTGCCGAACCGGTGAAGATACCGGCGGCTGAAACAGATACCGATCGCACACCAGCACCGGACAGCAAATCGCGCCATCCGCCGGAGCCTTTATTTGTGATGTTAACAGGATCGCCGTTGATCGACATCTGCGTTGTCCGCAGTCCGGCGACGGTTTCATATGCGGCGGGTGTGCCGCCATCGCCTATCTTTAACAGGAAGGCGCTTCCTTTTTCTGCTGGCATAATAAATTCCTTATGTTGAAAGAGTTGAAAGCATCCGCACGCGCTGTTCGACAAGGCCGAGCCACGGCCCGGCAGGCTCTCGCGAAACGAGTGAACGGATGAATATGTTGGTTGCGATCTGCCATTCGCCGATCTCTGCGGGCAATGCCGCCAAGCCGTCCTCGACATGCGCCATCATATCATGCAGCCGCGCGGCCTGATCGCCATCGTCCCACACGTTGATCGCAACGCGAATGTCGCGCCCCGGCTGCGTCTTGCTGCCCCAATTTGCCGCATCACCCGCGCCCACCGCCAGATAGGGATAGCGGGCCTGTGGCGGCGGACCATCATAGATGCCGGTCACGATGCTGCTGATGGCGGGATGCGCATCCAGCGCGGTGACGACTGCGGCTTGCAATAGCTTTACTGCATTGCTCATGAAAAACGGCTCCTGAAAATCGGATCGGTAATGTAACGCTGCTTCAACCGCCGGCCCGTCAGCCGGATACCGCCGGGTATCGCCTGCGCAGATACGCCGGGCGGGAAAGATGATGTTTGCACGATGCGCTGCGCTATTTGGCTGGCGGCGCGTTTGCCCAGTTCATCGCCGCGGGCCAGAAATCGTTCGGGCTTCATCGCAGCTCCTCACAAGTCAGCACCATGAAAGCAGGTTCACGCGGATCGGATTTCACCGCGCGTATGCCCAGATATTTGCGCCGCCAGATGAGCCTTGTGTTCAGGCCGATCCCTTCGCGCTTTCGCATCGTGACTTTCCAGCGCGGCATGGCGGACAAGGCATCGCCGCGTTCCTGCGCGCCGGGGGCTGCGGGCATGAGCGAGGCCCAGGCCTCACCGCAATAGGCGTATTTGCCGGTAGCCCCAGCGATGCTGTCGCGCGTGCCCAGCCGGGTTTCAATGGCAACGCGTTCTTTCAGAATGCCGGCCAGTTCACCGCTCACAGCTTGGTTCCCGACAACCGAGAGGCAGACAGCTGCATCCGCCGCCATGGCTGCAGTAATGCAGCAACGGAGGCGGGCGGGCCTGCATCATCTGCCGCATCGCGTGCGTTGTATAAATAACCGGTGAGCCGCAATATCGCGAGCCGCAGAGCCTCCGGCAGCGCGCTCCAATCCGCCGCCATCCCTGCGATAAAGTGGAATTCGACCCGGCCAGCCAGCCCCGCGCGGCGGATCCGCACAGCGGCATCACCATGCGGATCAATGTCATATTGCCAGCTATCTTGCGACATGGCGAAAGCTGCGCCGTCGGCCGGAATACCGGTGGCTGACACTATGCTGGTTACTGGCGATGCTGCCAGTTTCTGCCAGCCCGATCCTGCGGACAGGATTTGTGTAAATGGCCGCTGCAATATCGCTTGCCGGATAAACCCTTCGGCATGGTTTATCGCGGCAAGGAAAATTGCGCCCAATGCAGGGTCGGCAATATCGTCGTCGATGTGCAAATAGCTGCGCACCTCGTCCAGCATAACGCTGTCGAGGCCGAGCGCTTGAGAGCTCAGCATAATCATAATCCTTTGAAATTTTGAAGGTGCGGTATTGCCGTTCAGGCTGGTGACCATTGGACGTTGGCGCTGCTCAGCAAAAACCGTGTTGAGCTAAGCGTGCCGATTGGCCTGACCATCATCAGCAGATAGCCTTCACCGGATACTGCGGCGTTGATGTTGAGATTATATCGCCGCATGTTGCCGCCGGAAAAATCCAGGTTATCTGATGCGTGAAGCAGGGTTCTGGTAACGTCACCTGCGTTGTTCCACGTTCCTGCCCACGGGCCGGTTTGATGATAAATCCTCAAATCGATGCCAGTGACTTCCAGCGCATTGGCGTAGCCCGCAATCCTAAGATCATGCACCGTCGCCCCATCGGGAAGATACGGACCAAGCTGATGCCATAGAATTTGCGGTTCTGTACCCACACCGCCATTTTGCGAATGATTTTCTGTCTGCGCACCGTAATTGAAGGAAAATCCTACCCAGCGAAGATTGCTGTAGAGATACCAGCGGCCTCCCACCTCGACTGAATGAACATTCGTGCCGGAACCATCTGCGCCATCTGCGCCCGGCGAACCTGCCGGGCCGGTAGCCCCAACAGCTCCATCCGATCCATCCTGACCGTCGGCGCCATCTGCGCCATCTGCGCCATCTGCGCCTGGCGGGCCGGCCGGGCCTGCAGGCCCCACGGCCCCCGTTGCCCCATCTGCGCCGTCCGATCCATCCTGTCCGCTCGTGCCATCTGTGCCATCTGCGCCATCTGAGCCTGGCGGGCCTGCCGGGCCTGCGGGCCCCACCGCCCCAGTTGCCCCATCTGCACCGTCCGATCCATCCTGTCCGTTGGTGCTATCCGCACCTGGCGGACCTGCTGCGCCCTGCATTCCGGCAGGACCAATCGGACCGGCAGGACCAATCGGGCCGGCAGGACCAATCGGGCCGGGAGCGCCACGCGCGCCGGTTTCGCCGCGCGGGCCGGTTTCGCCGCCCGGGCCAACAAGCGAAAGTGTATCAGGAGACGCTGGACGGAACTGCGATACTACCGCAGGCACATCGATCGGCCGCCAAGCGAGAACCAACGCAGAGCCGACGGGCCTGATCTGAAGCTGCAAACTCATGCCGAAACAGATTCCAACAACCGGATCGTTATCGCATCGGACACGGTGACAGTGCCATCTGCTGTTTCAACCCTGGCATCCGCCACATATGTACCAGCACCCAGATTGGCCGATACGCCGGCTGGCACCGTCATGGTCCAGCCCGCCGCATGTTCCGCATCGGCGGCGCGCGCGTTTATGGTGAAAGCAGCGGCAACAGGCGCGCCGGGCGCGGCGCTCGTGCGGCCCGGTGCCACTGCTTTCATCGCCGCGCTAATTTGCGTGGCGGTCAGGGGATCGCCCGCCACTGCATCAAGCGCGAGCGAAATCGTCTCCCCGCGTTGGAAAGTGTGAATGGTCATAGGAATGTCCGATTAAATATGTGACTGAACAGGTAAGCGATTGGCGGGCCGTCCCAGCGCAAAAGCGCGCGAGGACGGCCCGCCGTTATTTTCTAGCTCACGCCGAATTTCATCAGCTTGATCGCTTCTGAATTGCTAACCGCGCCGCCAACACGCTTCGTGGCATAGAAATGCACGAATGGTTTGTTGGAGTATGGATCGCGCAAAATGCCCGTTTCGGGGCGTTCCGCAATCAGATAGCCAGCCTGAAAATTACCAAAGGCAATCGACATGCTGTCCGAAGCCATATCAGGCATTTCTTCCGCTTCCGCCACAGGATAGCCGAGCAGCAGATCAGGCTGGCCTGCGTTGATACCGGGTTGCCAGATGAATGCGCCATCGGCAGTCTTCATCTTGCGAATGGCCGCCAGCGTTGCTGAATTCATGACCCACACGGCGCCCTGACGATAGGGCGCGCGCAGGCTGTGCACCAGATTGATCAACGCATCTTCAGGATCCGTACTGGCAAAATCGCCGTCGCTTCCAGTCGCCACATATTGCAGTGAGCCGAACGCGCGTGCTTCATCATTTTCATCGGTAGCAGCTTCGGTCAGGAAACCTCTGGGTTTGTCCACGCCATCGCCATTGATAAATGCCGCGCCCTCTGCTTTGGCAAATTCCGCTGCGATTTCGCTGGCCAGCCATGTCTCCACATCAAACTGAACATCATCGAGCATTGCCTGGCTAGCAGCAGGGTTGGCAAACAGATCGCCAAAGCTGGGAACGATTTCGTTGAAAGTCGGCGTATCAGTTTCGTTGCGGTCTGCATTATCCGATGCCCAGCCGGATGCAACGCCGCCTTGGGTCACGAGTTTGCGGTAGCCTGCGCTGCCGACCTGAACGACGTTGGCGATGCTGCGGATCGGCGATGCAGCTTTCAGCGTCGCATCAATAATCGCGTCAATTTCCTGCGGAATAGCATAGCCGCCGTCGCCGAAAGAGGCGCTGGAAATACTTTTCAGCTCAACCTCTGCGCCTTTACGCAAATAGCCGTCGACAAACGCGCCGCGCGTTGCGGAAGAAGCGCTGCTGCCAAAAAGACGCGGGCGTTTTGCCGCACCGACATGGAAATTCGCGCGATCAAACGCAGCCGCCAAAGGATCGGCCTTTACATGATAATTCATACGTATTTTCTCCATAAAAAAAGCCGCCCGGAATCAGGCGGCCTTGCTTGAAATTCTGTAAAACTAAGTATCAGTCCGAAGCGTTATTTCTCCACTGCAATCACGCGCGCGCCGGGCTGCATGGGGTGTGTTACCACGCTGACCTCTACCAGATCGAGATCGGTCAGCTCGCGGTGATTTTGTCCGTCTGCTGAACGTGTCATGCCCTCCACCCGGTATCCGAACGATAGCCCGCTACCATCATGAACCGGCTTCGGCGCGTCATCATCGACGGTTGCAATCATACGCAGGCCGCGCTCGTCTTCGGCCAGGCTTTCAACATAGCCGATCCGTTTGCTGCGATCATGTTGCCACAACAACGGCACACCGGCCTTTGCCGTGCGCTTGAACGCGCCTTTGCGGATAATATCTCCGCCGCGATCGGGCACGTCGAACAGCGCAGCATAGCCCGCGATCCTCATTGCATCACCAATTCGCCAAGGCCCAGCTTCACTGCCAGCCCGATGAGCAGCATCGCCAGCGAAACCTTCACTATCCAGCCTATTGCGGCCTTCGTTGCGCTTTTTTTCGCATCACGCCACGCGCCGAGCAGCTCGCGCAATTCTTCCATATCCTTGCCAGCCTGCAGATCATCCAGGCCCAACCCGTCCAAAGCGCGCCGCGCGCCACTCTCTGACGATTCTTCGATTATCGCGCGCAACGTCGCCAGATCGGCCCCGCGCAATTCGGCCTGCGCTGCCAACTGCGTCAGCATCGCGCCATCATTTACAGCAGCATTCATACCGCCTCCTTATCTTTTAGGGTGTTGTTGGAATTAACATCGTCCTGCGGCGCTGCGGGCAGGCCCAGCATCGCGCGCTTTTCATCATCGCTTAAAAAATCAGCGCCGGTCACTTGCGACCATAACCGTTCACGGTCCTCGCTCAGCGCGCCAACCTGATCAAGATCGACCGAGATCGACAGCCCGGCAAATGCGCTTTGCAATCCCTCGGCCAGCGCGTCCAATATCTTCGCTGACAATGGCAATACGGCCTGCCGCCAAAGGGCACGGTTCGCCTCGCGGTAATTTGCATAGGTCGCATCACCCGGCAGGCCGAGCAGCATCGGCGGCACGCCAAAGGCCAGCGCAATCTCGCGCGCCGCTGCCGCTTTCAACCCTACAAAATCCATATCCGCAGGGGTCATCGACAGCGCCTGCCATTTCAGCCCGCCTTCCAACAGCATGGGCCGCCCGGCATTTCCGCTGCCCGAAAAGCTTTGCGTCAGTTCATCCTTCAACCGGTCAAATTGCTCGCTCGACAATGGCGTGCCTTCGCCGCCTTCATACACCAGAGCGCCCGATGGCCGCGCTGCATTATCAAGCAGCGCCTTGTTCCATTTTGCCGCTGCATTATGGATCGCCATCGCGCCCGATGCCGCGCCCAGACAGCCCAGCCCGTAATGATCATCAAGCGGGTGCATGTTGCGGATATGGATGATCCCGTCGGGCGGTATCCGTGTCACTGCCCCGGCCGAATTATAGGTGAAACCCATCGGCCAGCCATCGTGATCGGTCTCCACTTTCACGCGTTCCGGGCGCAGCGCATATAATTCGCATGGGCTGCCATCGGTGCCCGGCAAAATCTCGATATACGCATTGCCATGTAGCAGCAGATGAACGGACACCGTTTCCAGCAATGATTGCCCGCCCGATGTCGCGCGGATCATCGCCATGGCAGCATCGCATTTCGCGATTGCCGCGGGCGCCGCCGCAGCATCGCCCTTGCCTATCTGTGCCGTCAGCGGTGCCGAGGCGACCCCCTCTGCCACAAGTCGCACGGCGCGCTGGGCAATGGCATTGTCCAGATACCCTTTGCGCAGCTGCGCTTCATAATCGCGGGGCCAATGCCCCAAAGCAACGCCGGCATAAGGCCGCGTCAATTGCAATAGCGAACGGCCCGGACGCGCAGAAGCCCGCCCGGCCGCTTTCCAGCCGAATAATTTCATTTTGATTTTCCTAAGTTAATCGGTGTTCGCGAGTGTTATCGCTGAATAGCCGCGCCGCTCTACCGCCTTTTTTTCGCACTCAAAACATCCGCACCCTTGGCTTTGTGCCGGTTTTGCCCAGCATCAATTCGGTCAGCGCCCATACGGCGGCGTCGGCGCGGTCCGGCGATCGGCCGGGGCCTTCATATCCGCCGCCTGCGATCATTCCGCAAAGCTGATCCTCCAGCGCCGGATATGCGCCAGCGAATTTCGCGCGGCCTGCTTCAAACAGCGCGGCAACCGGCTCGGCGCGGGCGGATTTGCCGCGGCTGGCATATACCAGCTTTACCGGCAGCGCGACATTGGCGGCGCGCAGAGTGCTTTCCACCATCGCTCCGCCCTGGTTCGCCTCTGCCACAACGCGGTCGGCCTGCCATATGTCTGCCGCGTCCGAAACCGCGCGCGCCCATGTTTCGGGCGAGGCGCTTTCGACGCTGCAATCGGCGAGGATATATGCCTTTTCATCGGCGCCCACAGCCGCGATAACAATTCCGCAGGCATCGCCGCCAGTGCTGATCGGCGGATCAACGCCCACGACGATACGGCGCATATCGGGCGGCGCTTTTACGCGGGCTTGCTCTATCATCGCCCTGCTCCATAATGCGCCCTGCAATTCTTCGATCAATTCGCCTTCCAGTTCCTGCCGGCCTAGCCGCGTTCCAGCATACAGGCTGCGCATGGCGGACAGAAAATCTGGTGCAAGATTGGCGCGGTTATCGCCTGTTCGCCCGCGCGTGACGATCACGCCCTCTTCGCCAATCAGCCTGCGGATCAGCGCGACAGGACGCGGCGTTGTCGTCGCGATAATCTGCGGTTTATCGCCGAGCCGCAAACCCATGCGCAAATTATTCCACGCGGTATCGCCGCCTGTCCATTTGGCAATTTCGTCCGCCCATGCAAAATGATGCTGCGGCCCGCGCAGCCCTTCTGCCTCCGCCGCAGAGAACAATGTTGCCTGCGAACCATTTGGCCAGTTGATACGCTTCAGGCTCGGCTGCCAATCGAGCGCATATGCACCGTGCAGCGACAGCAGCCCGCTGTCTCCTTCGATCATAACCGCGCGCGCTTCACCGATATTGCTGCCGACAAGCGCGATGCGGCTGCCCGCAAATTTCTGCGCGCGTTCATGCACCCATTCTGCGCCCATCCGCGTTTTGCCATAGCCGCGCCCCGCCAGCACCAGCCAGATACGCCACGGCGCTGGCGGTTCGCGTTGATCGGCGCGCTGCCAGAACGGCCAGCACATCGACATGTTCAGTGCCGCCTCCTGCAAACCTGCAATATACCGTATGGCCTCATCATGCGGCAGACGCAGCAAATCCTCTGCGCAGGTGATGGCTTCGATATCGAACCTATTCGGCACTATTACGTTCCGTCCGTTCGCGCATCTGTGTAATCCGCATCGCCAGGCTGTGACGCATTTGTTCAGCGGTAGGCTTACCGGCCTGATTGCCATTTGCTGCCACAGCAGGCGCGCCCGCAGCAGTTGTTCCAGCGGATTTTTCGCCCTTCACACTGGCACGGTGCGCGGCCAGCAATGCCAGCGCCAAGCGATGTTTTTGCGCCCGTGCTTTTAGCAAGCCGTCCTTGATATTACCCGAAGCAGCGGTGAGCGCCTCGGCCAGCAATTCTGTTTCCAACTTCGCGAAACCTTCGGCCAGCGCAGCGGACCATTTGACCCGAAAGACCTCGTTTTTCCGGCGCTCTGCATAGACCAACGACGTTGATACTTTTGCCTTACGTGCCGATGCACTGACATTTGCGGTTTGCGCAAGATGATCAAGAAAGGCCCGCCGTGCTGCCGCGCCAAAGGATTTGGCTTTCGGTTTTTGTGCTGTCCTGCGCGCTGCCCTGCTCACCGCCTTGCCAACCGCCTTGCCAACCGCCTTATTGGTGACGTCCGCCTGCTTTGCCAT